GAACCAACCTAGGCGAAATAGATGACCTAAAATTCTTTACTAACAAATTGTTTAGAGGTCTACGTATACCAAGTTCATATTTGCCAACAGGTCCAGATGACTCTCAGCAACAATATAATGACGGAAGAGTTGGCACTGCTTACATACAAGAATTAAGATTCAACAAATATTGTGCAAGATTGCAATCAATGTTGAACCCAACGTTTGATGAAGAGTTTAAATTATGGATCAAATCAAAAGGTTACAACATAGACAACGGAATGTTTGAACTCAAATTAAATCCACCACAAAATTTTGCCCAGTACAGACAAACAGAAATGGATCAAACAAGAATACAAACATTTGTGCAGGTAGCAGAACTACCATATATGAGTAAAAGATTTGCACTTAAACGTTATCTTGGATTGACCGAAGAAGAAATGGCAAGAAATGCAGACTTGTGGGCGGAAGAAAACAACGTGCCACAGCGTAAACAAAGTAAAAATGCACAACTACGTACTGGTGGAGTGTCACAAGCAGGCATTGCATCGGATTTAGATCAGTTTGCAGAGCCAACTGCTGATCCAGAATCGCCAGAACCAGGTGCTGCACAACCAGGACAACCAGGACAAACACCAGGTGGTGGAGCAACAACGCCAGGTGGACAAGGCGGAGGCGGACAAGTTTAGGTTAAATACACAAAATGAAACTATTTGAATTCTTTACATACACACAAGACGGATTTGAACAAGACAAATCCTATGATCCTGAGCAAGACATTTCAGTTCTTGACTCTGAAGACACACGTAAAACTAGACTTACCTTGAAAGATATCAACTCTATGCGACTTGCATCAGAAGATCACGATGCTCAACAAAAGGAAGAAGCAGTATTTGTTCAAAAAATGTATGGACAACCTGCAAAAGACGATAACTTAGAGTTATAATGTCACAAACAGCATTTGTATTAGGTAACGGAGAATCCCGAAAAGGTATAACCATTGAAGATCTAAAGCAACACGGTACCGTATTTGCTTGTAATGCAGTCTATCGCACAGAACGCCCTGACTATTTGATAGCAGTTGACCCAAAAATGATACTGGAAATTGGTGAATCTGATTATCCTGTACATAATAAAGTGTGGTCAAATTTCAATGCTCAATATAATAAAAATCAAAAAGTACTAGATCACGTAAATTGGTTCAAACCAAGTTTGGGTTGGAGCTCTGGGCCAACAGCTTTAAGAATGGCCTGTGATCACAGATTTACAGATATCTACTTGTTAGGTTTTGATTATATGGGTCATAAACAAAAGGACAAGCCGCAAAGCATGAAATTCAACAACGTTTTCAAAGATACACGCAACTATAAAAAGTCCAGAGACGAAGCTACCTTCTATGGCAACTGGATGAATCAAACAAAACGTTGTTTACAGGACTTTCAAAGCATAAATTTTACCAGAGTTGTTAAGGAAGGCTGGTTTACACCCAAAGATCTTACTTGGAACAAAAATTTAACACACCTTACAACCGAACAATTCTTAGAAAAATTCAAACTTACACTCAAAACTGCGTAGTTTTTACTATGCAGAAATGCTAATATTTCCAAATTCACCAAAATTGCCGTTTTTCTACCATTAACAGCACCGTTTTGCACCTTATTATGTAAATACAACACTTATAAGTACAAATCGCATTAAAGGAGCACGTGTAATGACAAATAAATTTGAACAATTACTAGAACTCTTAATCAACGAAGAGCAGGATAAAGCAGAAGCATTATTTCATGAAATCGTGGTTGAGAAATCTCGTGACATCTACGAGGGTCTTGCAGATGCTGATACACAAACAGAAGCAAAGCACAAAGACGAAAAAGATGAAAAGAAAGATATGAAAGAAGATGAAGTATCTGAAACTTCAGAAGAGTCAAAAGACGAAGAAGTAAAAGAAACAGAAGAGTCTAAAGACGATCAAGTAGAAGAAACTTCAGAAGAGTCTAAAGAAGATCAAGTTGATGAAGTAGTCGAAATAGAAGACGAAGCACCAGCTGATGAGTCAGAAAAATCAGAAGAAGAGTCAATTGAAGAAGTTGGCGGTGATGCAACTGACGAATTAGTAAAAGACATCTCAGCAGACGAAGAAGGCGCACAAGAAATGCACATGGGTGGCGACAAAGCTGCTGATGACATGGCAAAAGACATGGACATGGACGCTGAAAAAGATGGTGACGAAGACATGGAAGACAGAGTTGTTGACTTAGAAGATGCTTTAGACGAACTAAAAGCTGAATTCGAAAAAATGATGGGTGACAAAAAAGACGACGACGAAGATGAAAAAGAAGATGAGTCTTTAGAGCAACCATTAGAAGCTCAACCTGACGCAGAGCCAGTAATGGCAGGCGAAGCAGCACACAAAGACGCAAAAGACATGAAGAAAGAAGCAATGCATAAAGACAAAAAAGATATGAAAAAAGAAGCTATGCATGGCAAAGACAAAGACAAGAAAAAAATGGATGAGTACAAAATCCAAAAGTCTGCAAACAATTCTGACATGTCTGACAAATCTGCAAAATCACCAGTGAAAACAGGTGGTGCAAAACAAGGCGGTACTCCAGTTAAAACTGGTTCAGGCGCTGAAGAAAAAGGAAGACCAGCACCAACTGCACAAAAAATGTCAGGTGAATTTGCGAACAGTCCAGGAAAAGACAAAGCTGCTGCTATGAAGCCTATGAAGGCTAACACAGCGGACGGTTCAGAAAAATCTGCAAAATCTCCAATATCTGGCAAATAAGTCAAATTGGAAATTGAGGGGAGTTTAGATGTCACTATATCTTAGAGAACACTTGACCTATGATCAGGCCAGAGTACAGATCCTACACGAAGGCGAACACGGCAAAGATTTGTACATGAAAGGAATCTGTATTCAGGGAGGCATTAAGAATGCTAATCAGAGAGTTTATCCTGTAAATGAAATTGGAAAAGCAGTAAAAACTCTAAATGATCAAATTGGTTCAGGTTACAGTGTACTAGGTGAAGTAGATCATCCAGACGATTTAAAAATTAATTTGGACCGTGTGTCACACATGATTACTGAAATGTGGATGGATGGTCCAAATGGATACGGCAAAATGAAAATTTTGCCAACACCGATGGGTCAACTTGTCAAAACAATGTTGGAATCAGGTGTGAAACTAGGCGTGTCAAGTAGAGGTAGTGGTAACATTAGCGAATACGGCAGCGGCGAAGTTTCAGACTTTGAGATCATCACTGTTGATGTTGTGGCCCAACCTTCGGCACCAGGTGCTTACCCTACGCCAATATACGAACATCTTATGAATACCAAAGGTGGAAATATGGCAAAGGGTTTGGCTGCTGAAGTTAGAAACGATGAAAAAGCACAAAAGTTCCTCAAAGAGGCGCTAACCAACATAATAAAGGACCTAAAATAAAATGATAGACGCAATATCAAAACTAGTTGAATCCGGTGCTATATCAGAAGATGTTCAAAAGAGCATTCAAGAAGCATGGGATCAAAAAATAAAAGAAAACAAAGAAGTAGTAGGTGCTGAATTAAGAGAAGAGTTTGCAAAAAGATACGAACACGACAAAGCAAACATGATCGAAGCTATCGACAAAATGATGTCAGAAAAATTATCTGAAGAAATCACAAAGTTTGTTGAAGATAGAAAAGCACTTGCACAAGAAAAAATTGCTTACAAAGAAAACGTAGGCAAACATTCTGATAAGTTACAAGAATTTATTCTAACTAAACTGTCAGAAGAACTAAAAGAGTTACACAGTGACCGTAAAGGTGTTCATGAAAACTTTACAAAAATGGAAGAGTTTGTAGTTAACGCTCTTGCAAAAGAGATCAAAGAGTTTCATGAAGACAAAAAAGGCGTTGTGGAAACGAAAGTCAAACTTGTAGCCGAAGCTAAAAAACAAATGGCTAAAATGAAAGAGGCTTTCATAACAAAATCTGCTAAAGTTGTAGAAACTGCGGTAAATCAAAAGCTTGCTGAAGAACTTGCAAGTCTAAAAGAAGACATTACTGCGGCTAGAGAAATCAACTTTGGTAAGAAAATATTCGAAGCGTTTGCATCTGAGTATCAGAATTCATACTTAAATGAAAAATCTGAGACTGCAAGATTAATGAAAGTTGTGGATGAAACTGCACTTAAATTAAAAGACGCTGAGAAGGCTGTCGAAGAGAAACAAGCGGTGATTGAGTCAAAAGATGCTGAGTCCAAAAGACAAGCAGACTTGATGGAACGCAAGGAAAAGATGGCTGAGATGCTCAAACCATTGGGCAAAGAAAAGGGTGAAGTTATGGCTCAACTACTTGAAAGTGTACAAACTGACAAGTTGCAAACTTCATTTGACAAGTACCTACCTCACGTGATGTCTGACAAACCAGTTGAATCAGGAAAAAAAATTATTTCTGAATCAGCAGGTGACAGAGCACAAAGGGAAGATACTGAACTAACAAATTTCCGTAAGTTGGCGGGAATATAATAAACACTAAGGGGAATATTCAAATGTCAGAACTATTTGAATCAAAATGGGGCGAAACTAAACAGGCCCTAACCGAAGGTTTAACAGGCAACAAGAAAAAAACTATGGAT